ATGTCCAAAATGATTAAAATTGCTACGGATTTTTCTGAGGCGCCAGCTGGTCGCTTCTACGATGACGGCCCATTTCCTGGGGCAAAATTTCGTGACGAGATCCTGGTACCGGCAATACGGGAATACGAGTCAGTCCTAATTGATCTGGATGGGACTGCTGGCTACGGTTCTTCTTTCTTGGAAGAGGCGTTTGGCGGGGCTGTACGACTCATGAAACTTTCCGTGGCAGCGGCTTCAGCAGCCATTAAATTCAAGAGCAGCGACGAGTCGCTAGTTATGGAGATTCAAACATACATTCGCGATGCTGCTGCCAGCTAACTGGGGGTTCTCCGAGGGAGACGAGAAACTCATAGTTCAAGTGGCAGGAACGATTATTACTTGGACATTGGTATTTGGTGGTTGGTTTGTAAACAACCGACAGAATGCAAAGCGAGATGAGCGAAAAGAGCTTCGTGAGCGAATCGATAATTTGATACAAGAAGCGTGGGCTATCGAAGAATTGTGCATCGCATATCTTGCTGAAGCAACGGAAGAAAAGAATGTCCCTTCTTATTGGCTCGTCGTTTCCAAATTGGCGCGCCTTACTTCCGCAGTCTCTGGATTAAAACAGACTCACGGAATAGATGCGCAAATGTCATGCATTGCCCTCCGACAAGCCATCACCACAAAGGCAATTCAAGGCCCACAAAGAAAAACGATAAAACCATCAGATCCATTGCTAGGAAGAATATCGGCGTCAACGAATGCACTGGCAGACGCATTGGATAAGGCATTTTTTGCGCGGTATCTAAAAATAAAATCTTGAGCTACCATGATTTTAGATTGCAGGATAATCAATGAGCCCTGTGGAATGCCTCGTAGATCATCGAAAACGCACAAGCAATGGCACCTGATTTTCCAAAATCCACGGGGTCGTCGTTCAACGGGTATTTGAAAACGCCAGAATGCTTAATCAAATTGATATAAGCCGGCTGTAGGTCGTTCGAACGAGTCAATTCGGTCAAAACTTCACTTTCAATCGAATGGATTAGCCGCCAGGTGAGCGGCAATCCTGAGGTCCGATGGCGGGCGACTATCGTGTGGATAATTGGCTCTGCGCGGGCAATTACCGCGTCAAATTCGTTAATGTCGGTGAGGCGCATCATGATCTCCAAAGGCAAATATACTGTATGTATATACAGTATAAACGCTTATTGGATTTCTGCTGAAATTCCGCGCAAAGTGCGTCATTTTGCGTTACGGCGATGCAACCATTTCCCTTGTGAACCCCGCGAGGTCTGGACGCCTGGCGTTTTTGCCAACTGCGTTAAAAGCAGTGCATTTAACGGGGCGGGCAGGCGTGGGGGGACTGCGATTGAAAGGTCGGAGTCGACAGCCTTTTTAATGACAAGACAACATTTCCAGGGCGTAAAAAAAGCCGCGTACAGCGGCTTGAGACGATGCAGGCGCTGCCGTAATAACATGGTAGCGGGGCAGGTATACCGTCAGCGTCCGGCGCGCCTGAGCGCCGCCTGTTCCTTTTCGTAGTCATCCCGGCAATCCGTATTGCAGAACAGCACTCCATGGGCGACATGCTCATCGCAATAGTGGCAATGCCCGTCCGCCTCAAGCTGTAGCGTTCGACTTGCATGCGCCCTGCTGACTTGGATGTCGTGGGCAATGCGCCAGTCGGCACGGTCGGCTACGTCGCTCATGCTGCCGTCCCTTCCATGTTCCCTAACGTGTATTCATCAAATCTCACGACTTCTTCTCCCATCCATTCGTTGATCATTAAAAATTGTGATTGCAGCGGCACCAGTTCGTTGCGGGCGAATACGCGGGCCGCCGGCTCGACCGCGCCGAAGCCGCCGGCATTGCTCGGCATGATCCCCATAAGTTGCGGTGGCACGCGGTGCGCAGCCAGCAGGTCGTCCCTGGTCACGCCCTTGATGTTGAAAAATTCGTCCTTGGCGGCGACCTCGGAAACCGGCAGGATCTGGATGCCATCTTTCTTGCCCCCTGGGGCGTACATGAAGACGTTCCGAAAATTACCCGGCCCTTTGCTGTCGCGCAGCGCCGTGCGCAGGTTGTCCACGTCCTTGATGTTCTGGGCGGCGTCGGTCATGTACAGGATGAAGCCCGCGTGAGAGCCGTTCTTGTAATACTTGCGCCGGAACAGCGTGGCCGACTCATTGAGCCAGGCCGACTGCAAGGCAGACAGGTATTGCGGCAGGCCGTACACTTCTTGGTTCACATCCGGGTCCATCAAGTGAAATACGGCGCCCTTGGCAAACTCATGCTCTTGCTGCCAGCCGGACACAAAGTAATAGGTGTCGAGATCCTTCCCGCGCCGCATGTACTTGGCTAAGGCATGCGCCAGTTGCAATGTCTTGCCGGTCCGGCTGGCGCGTTTTTCCAGATAGGCGTTACCAAAGGTCAGGAAGTCCAGCGCGAACCGCTTAAAGGCATCCCGCGACAGGTATTTGTTGGGTGCTAAGGTCGAGGTCAGAATGTTGGCCTTGAAGTGGATCGCACTGCTGTGGTGGACGCTGGCGTTAAACGACTTTGCCAGCCCTTGCCAACTGACAGGCGGTTCGTACCACTTGCCATTGAGCCAGCACTCCAGGCTTTCCATGATGTCGGCGTGATCCAACACCGGCGTCGGGTCGCCAAACGAAAACGCTTCGACGGATGGCGTGGCCTGTGGTGCTGGCACGATGGCCGCCGGCGGCGCCGTCGCGTGCTGTCGTGCCTGTTTAAAACGCTGTTTCTTCATGCTGTAAAAATCTCCATAAATGAGGTGGTGCTTTCCGATACGCCTTCTATCGGTTCGTGATCGAGCGCGTGCATACAGGCCCAGGCCAAGTCGGCGTGACCTGTCTCGGCGGTACGTCCAGCGTCGAACGTGACTTGCCGCCCGCTGGCGGTGATGGTTTTACGGATTGCCATGAAAGCCGCCGACAGGTCCGTAGCGCCGGCGTCGAATTCGAGCCGGCCCTTGCTGATGACGTCCTTGGCTTTTAAAACCATGCGGGTTTTGACCTCGGGCGAATAGTTGATCGCGGTGGCGCCAGGGAAAAACTGCCTGACAATCGGAAACACGCCGATCCCCATGCCGGTGGTGTCGATGCCGATGTACTCGACGTGATAGCGCAATGTCATTTGCCGGATAGCTTCGGCCTGGGCGGCAAAGTCCATGCCGCGCCATTGGTGACGCTCCAGCACGCGGAACTTGCCACCGGCGACCAACGGTGGCGCCAGGACCACGCAGCCGGCGCTGTCGCCTGACAATGACGGGTCGTAGCCAATCCAGACAGGTCGATAACCGAACGGGCGCGCCGCAAACGGTTTCACATCCTCCCAAGCGTCCCAGGCATCGACCATGCAGCGCTGTAATTCCGCCTGCGGAAATATCGACTTGGTGTCGTCGATAAAATTACACATTAAGAGGTTGTCGAATTGGTCGGGGCCGTATTCGTAGTCGCGTAGTTGATCCAGGTCGAACAGGTTGCAGCCGCCGGCCTCGGCATCTAGGATCGTGACGATCTGTCGCCAGATCTTGTCCTCACCCGTAAAGCCGCTCGACAGCCGCAAATGCGAGATATCGATTTTTGCCTTTTGCGCCTTTTGCAGACGGTCACTAAAGTCCTTGCCGGTCCAGAACGGGTACGCCTGGTGATTGACCGATGACGGCGTCGAAAAATAGGTCTTGCGCCATTTCTTCTGAATCGCCATCCCGGACGCCACTTTGTTCAGCTCGGTAAAATTATGGGTCCAGAAGAATTCGTCAAAGTAGAAATTGCCGTGATAGCCCTGGGCGGTTCTGGCGCTGGTTCCCAAGAAGTACAGGTGCGCGCCGTTCGGCAGCACAATCGGGTCGCCCGCCAATTCGACGCCGGCCGCGTCCTTGGCGAATTGCACGATGTATTGTTTGAACACATGCGCTTGCGCCTTAGACGCCGACAGGAAAATCTGATTGCGGCCGGTTGCCAGCGCATCGGCCAGCGCCTCGCGGGCGAAGTACCAGGTCGCGCCGATCTGACGCGATTTCAGAATGATCCGGGTGCGTTCATGGCCGTTGCGATACCAGACCTTCTGGTAGTCGAACAACGAATCGCGGAAGGCATCGAGTAACTGGCTTTGCTGCTCTTCGCTGAATTCGTTACGGGTCGGTTTCTTCTTCGGCCCGGCGTTACGGTTGTCCAGGTTCGGATTGAGGTCCGCCTCATTGCCTCCGCCGTCGTACCGGCGCTTGCGTGACATTTGCACCAGGGAGCGTGTGAGTAGATCGATTTCCTTAAAGTCGCTGCCGGTCTTCACTTCCTTGCTGACCAACTGGACCATGCGTGCTTCTATCTGACCTTCCACGCGATCGATCGCCGTCGACAAATGCCATTTGTCGCGCTCTTTCCAGCTGGCGACGGTGCTGCGTTTGATTTTTAGATGCTTGGCAATCGAGGAGATACGCCAACCCTGCCAGTACAGGCTGCGGGCGGCGTCGCGCATGGCAGCAGGATCATTCGCAACGGCGGCCAGCTTTGCAAGCGTGCCTGGCGCGCGCGTGGCGCTGCGCTTGGCTGGTTTGGATTGGACGGGTTTTATTAACATGCCGCCAGCGTAGAGGGCAACGCTTGCAAAAGCCCTTGGCAAGAAGTCAGTAAAGTTGTTATCAACCCGCTGCCGATTGTTTCCACGCGCAGCACCGCCCACCATGACGGTATTCGAACTTCCCCAATACCGACACCATGGCAAAGCCGACCCCAACCGCTCCAACAAAATCGAAATTCTTCCGTGTTGCCGTCGAAGGCGCCACCACCGATGGCCGCGTCATCGACCGCGCCTTCATTGCGCAAATGGCCGCTAACTTCGATCCGCAGGTATATGGCGCCCGCATCTGGATGGAACATCTGCGCAGCACCTGGTCGGCAGGCGAATTTAAAGCCTATGGCGACGTAACTGCCGTCAAAGCCGAGGAGGTCGAGCTGGGCGGCGTCAAGAAATTGGCCTTGTTCGCCCAGATCTCGCCCACGCCGGAACTGGTGGCCATGAACAAGGCGCGCCAAAAGATCTACACCAGCATCGAAATCAATCCGAAGTTTGCCGATACCGGCGAAGCCTACCTGGTCGGCCTGGCCGTCACCGACAGCCCCGCCAGCCTCGGCACCGAGGTTTTATCGTTCGCCGCCCAACACCCTGAATCGAATCCGTTTGCAGCCCGCAAGCAATCGCCCGACAACCTGTTCACCGCAGCAGAGGAAACCGCGCTGGAATTCGAGGATGCCCCTCAACCTGAATCCGAAGGAATCAAATTGTCCGACACCATCAAAAATCTGTTGAAACGCTTCTCTACCAAGACTGCCGGCGACGATGCGCGCTTCGGTGAACTGGTCGACGCCGTCGAGACCCTGGCAACGCATGCGAATCTGAGCGCGGATGAATTTGCGGAAGAAAAGAAACGCGTCGACACGTTGGAAGCAGCTTTGCAAAAGTCGAATGAGGAATTCGCAGCATTCCGTCAGCAGGTCGAAACGACCGATGCGAACCCTTCGCACCGGCCAACGGCTGCCGGTGGCGATGGCCTGGCGGAAACCGATTTTTAATCGGCGCCGGCCGTCCCGCCCTAACACGATTACCGCCCCATACAACCAGGAGTCACCCGTATGAAAAAAATCACCCGCGTCGCCTTCGATAAATACACGGCCCGCCTGGCGCAACTGAACGACACCGGCAACGTGGCCAGCATGTTCAGCGTGACGCCGAGTGTGCAGCAAAAGCTGGAAACCAAGATTCAGGAATCCAGCGATTTTCTGAGCAAGATCAATATTTACGGCGTCACAGAGCAAGAAGGCGAAAAGATTGGCCTGGGCATTTCCGGCCCGATTGCCGGTCGCACCAATACCGACAAGGGCGATCGCAAGACCCGCGATCTGACGGCTCTCGATAACCGTGGCTATCGCTGCGAAAAAACGAATTTCGATACGCACATCAAGTATCAGACGCTGGATGCCTGGGCCAAGTTTGCCGATTTCCAGCAACGCATTGCGAACGCCATCCTCGCCCGCCAGGCGCTGGACCGGATGATGATCGGCTTTAATGGCCGTTCCGTGGCGGCGGACACCGACATCGAAAAAAATCCGCTACTACAAGACGTCAATAAGGGCTGGTTGCAGCACTACCGGGAACAGGCGCCGGAACGCGTCATGCATGAAGGTGTGAAGGATTCCGGCAAGGTATTGGTCGGCGCTGGTGGCGACTACGAGAATCTGGATGCAGTTGTATTTGACGCCATCACCTTGCTGGATCCCTGGTATCAGAAAGATGCCGGCCTGGTGGTGATCGTCAGTCGCAACCTGTTGCACGACAAGTATTTCCCATTGGTCAATACCAAGCAGGCACCGACCGAGACGCTGGCCACCGACATCGTCATTAGCCAGAAACGGATCGGCGGCCTGCAAGCGATTGCCGTGCCGTTCTTCCCGGACAATACGATCCTGATTACCCGACTGGATAACCTGTCGATCTACTGGCAAGAGTCGGCCCGCCGGCGCCGCGTGGTCGACGAAGCCAAGCGCGACCGTATCGAAAACTACGAATCGTCTAACGACGCGTATGTGATCGAGGATCTGGGTCTCGGCGCCCTGATCGAAAATATTGCGCTGGCTGCCTGACATGGCGGATCTTTCCCCCGCTCAGCGCCATAAAACCCGCATCCTGGCCGAACGCGCTGCCGCCGACGCTGCCCCTGGCGGCATTACTGGCGGCAGTGCCTACGAAATGATGCTCTACAAGTTGGCCAACGACCGCCGCAGCTTGAGCAGCATCCAGTCGATGGAACGCAAGATCGAGGTCAAGGCCACATTGCTGCCTGAGTATCAGGACTGGATTGACGGTGTGCTGTCCAAAGGTCAAGGCGGCCAGGACGATGTGTTTACCGCGCTCCTGGTGTGGCATATCGACTGCGGCGAGTATGTGAGAGCGGTCGATATGGCGCGCTATGCCGTTGCCCACAAGCTGACCTTGCCGGACCAGTTCAACCGCGATATTCCGACGATGCTGCTGGATGAGTTTTCCGCCGCTTTCCTGAAGGGCAAGCTGGCCGGCGACCCGGTCGGCGCCGTCGCCATTTTGGCCCAGGTGCAGCAAATGACTGAACACTGCGACGCCCCGGACCAGGCACGCGCCAAGCTGTTGAAGGCGATCGCTTACGCGATGCTGGCCCTCCTTGAGCAGGATGGTTCCGAGCTGCTGAAAGCGTCGCAGCTACCCCAGGCGGAGGCTGCCCACCAGCTCATGGAACGCGCAGTTCAGTTATTTCCCGGCGTGGGCGTTAAACCGACGATGGAACGTCTGCGCACTCGCATAGTAAAAGCCGTCCCTGGCTAAACAAGCACCCCCTGGCGCACGGCGGCGCGGGTCGATGACTGACTCATTGCGATTTCTTTCTGACGCCCGCCCACCGCCGATTTATTTACGGATGACTTTTCACTGTTAACCCAATGAGCTTTATTGCTATCGCGCCACCTTCCGCCGGCGCCGGCGCTCCATTGCCGGAAGTCGGGTGCGTCGAAAACGACGGCTTTTATCCCGATATCGTGCTGCAGGCCATGCGTGACACCATGCGCCTGGACGGCACCGTCACCAGTCCGCGACTGATACAGGCAATTGTTGCCGCAGTGCTGCATGTCAATGCGGAGCTGCGCGACTGGAAGCTAGGGCAAATTGCCGCCGGCTTCGCGTCCGTGGCCGCCGTGCCGGCGGACCGGGTCAATCGGGAAAGCATCCTCAATGCTCACTATCGGCGCGCCGTCTACTGCTGGGCCAAGGCGGATCTCATCGAGCATTACCGCGACTACGACAGCACAGCCTCGTCCATGTCCGACAAAAAGATGATGGAAGCGCTGGATAACGCCCCGGCAGAACAGCGTCGTAATGCCCATTGGGCCATCGCCGACATCATTGGACGACCGCACGTCACGGTGGAACTGATCTGATGCAGGTGCGCGCCCAACAGCATGACACGCTGGACCTGCTGTGCTGGCGTCACTTGGGCGCCACCGCCAACGTGGTCGAGGCGGCGCTTGAACTTAATCCAGGCCTGGCTGACTACGGGCCGATTCTGCCGCACGGCCTCCTGATCAACCTGCCGGAACCTACCGCAACCCCTACTAAAACCGCCCAGGTCGTGAGCCTGTGGGACTAATTGGAGAATCACCTATGGCAGAACCCAGCACCACTACCCTGGTCGTCACCACAGCCGCCGGCATCGGTCTGTCGTCGTTGTTCCCTGGTATTGACGGTAACGCACTGATCGGCGCCTTTGCCGGCGCCACACTGGTGGCGATCTCCAGCAAGAACCTGCCAGTCCTGCAACGCCTGGCCTATATGGTCATTTCCCTGGCGATTGGCTACCTGGCCGCGCCGGAGGTCATCAGCAACACGCCGCTGAAACAATCGGGCGTGGCGGCCTTCTTTGCGTCGGCGGCGGCCATTGCGTTGACGCTGCACGGCATCGACCTGATTAAAACCATCGAACTGCCGGCCTGGCTGCGCAAAGGCGGCAGCCATGACTAAAACCCTGACCATGCTCGCTTTGCTCTCCTACGCCAACACCTGCCTGCGGCTGCTGTGTTACCGGCGTGGCCTGGCAAATCACCGCTTGCATGTTTCCCTGGTGGCATGGCTGCTGATTGTCGCTACCGGCACCAGCGCCCTGAAGATCGCTCTGGGCCACGGTAGCCCCTCCATCGGGCAAACCTGTATCGCCCTTACTTTGTGTGTCCTGGTGCATCGCGCCCAGGGCAACGTCGCCAACATCATCCGAGGATTTCAATGACCACCATCACCACACCACTGACCGCGCATTTCACCCTGGAAGAATTCACCCGCAGCGACAAGGCGCGGATCCTCTCCATCGACAACACGCCGACGCCGGCCATCGTCGCCAACCTGCGGCGCCTGGCGAAATTTAACGAACTGGTGCGCCTGGAACTGAGCGGCGCGGCCATGCTCATTTCCAGCGGCTATCGCTGCCAGTCATTGAACCGCGTGGTCGGCGGCGCCGCCAATAGCGCCCACGTGGACGGCCTGGCCTGCGACTTCACAGCACCGGCATTCGGCACGTCGATGGCCATCTGCCAGGCACTGGAAAAATCCTATCTGCAATTCGACCAGTTGATCTATGAGCGCGCCAACGGCGCGGTATGGGTTCACCTGGGCATTGCGGTTGAAGGCAAGACGCCGCGCCGCCAGGTATTGACCATCGACAGCCGCGGCACCCGGATCGGCCTATGGAATTGATCGTCAAAAGCCTGATAGCTTCCTTGGCAGTCGGCGCGTTGTGCGTGGTGATTTACGTCCAGCGCGACGGTCTAGCCGCTGCCAGGGAACGCGCCGAGCGGGCCGAGCAGGAGATCGGCCAGCGCGACACCGTCATCACCGCACTGACGGACGCCGCGACCAGGAACGGCAAAGCGGCTGCCAAGCTGCAAACCGCCCATGATCGCATTAGCGCCACCCTTACCGAACGAGAAAACCTGATTGAAAGCCTGCTACATGACGATCCTACGCTACGCAACTGGGCCGACACTGCTTTGCCTGACGCTGTTGCCCGCCTGCGGGAGCATCCCGCCGCCACCGGCGCCGATGATTACCGCCAACGCCTGCCCAGCGATCACCCGTTGCAGCCTGCCGGCGACGGCGCCCAGGACTAACGGCGCCTTGCTGCTTGCCCTGGAACGCTCCGAAGCCGCGTGGGCGATATGCGCGGCCAAGGTGGACGCCGTTGTGGATTGTCAGGGGGATGCCGAGCATGTACAAACCAAAAAGCCTTAGAGCGCATCTGACTGCCGTCAGCGCCGAGTTGCGGCAGAATCCCGATAAGTTGCTGATCTTTGCGGAGAGCGGCAACACCGTGGCGACCGGCACCGCCTCGCTGTCGTTTGAATACCGATATAAGCTCAATATCATCATTACCGATTACAGCGGCAGCGAAGATGCGATGATGGTCCCGTTACTGGCCTGGGTGCAATTGCATCAGCGCGACTTGCTGGACCATCCGGAGTTGCGCAAAACCGGTATCGGCTTTGATGTGGATTACAACAATCACACCTCGATCGATCTGGCGATCACGCTAGCGCTCACTGAGCGCGTGGTGGTGAAGCCCGCCGGCGCCGGTCGACTGGAAGTTGTACACCTGGCCGAGCCGCAACCGACGCCGGCCTATACCGACGAGTTCTGGCAAGCCTATGCGGGCGACGCGTTGCTGGCCGAATGGCATACACCGGCCAACCCGCAATGAGCGACGATCTCTCTACCCTGGAAGCCTGGGCCGGCGCACTGCTGGCCCAGCTTCAACCGGGTCAGCGTCGCGTCATCACACGCCGCATTGCGCAAGACTTGCGCCGCAGCCAGGTGCAACGTATCGCCAGCCAGCAGGCGCCGGATGGCGCGCCCTTCGCGGCACGCAAGCAACGCAAGAGCCTACGCGGTAAAAAAGGAAGAATCAAACGGCAGAAAGCCTCGATGTTTGAGAGGATCCGCACGCAAAAAAATCTGAAAATCGAGCAGGACGAAAACCAGTTATCGGTTGGGTTCTTTGGGCGCGTGGCGCGCATTGCCCGTGTGCACCAGGAAGGATTAACCGACAAGGTCGCAAAAAAAGGGCCGGAATATCGCTATCCGGCCCGGCCTCTACTTGGTTTCAGCGCTACCGATCAAACATTGATTCGAGATTCGCTATTGCGTCATCTGGATGGATTTTAATGTGATGGTCTAATGTCTTTTCCAACGTTTTCCTTGACCTGTTCTGACGTTGAACAATGTCCGCAAAGACAGTGAAATACAGTTTTGAATAATTTCAATAAAAAATTACAGCCGGGCATCGCCAGTGATGTCTTGAATGCTGACGATGTCGCCCCCACGCTTTGTCATTTCTCGATGACACATGGCGACGAGTGCATTGAAATCTACACCTTCTGCCGCACCATCAAGATTATCTTTTATCCACTCGGGGCTAATTGTCCCAGAGTGTCCAACGCGTAGCGCTGTGCCAATGTATGAGGCGCTGTAAGCACCGCCCTGTTGTTTTTCTGTGACCAGGAACGTAAAAATGACATAAGTGGTTTCGATGAGATATGTCTTGTGCATGTTGATTTCCTCGATCTGTTCCGACGTTGAATGACAGCCCTCAACAGGCGGTCGAATCATCGGAATAACCCACATCTGGGTTACGTCATTTGGCACGAGAGTGACTCGATTTTGGATAGTTCCCGCATAAAATAATCATTGCGTATATTTGATGGATTGCATCATGGTCACCTAAATATTGATAGGTACAGGTCCGGTCCCGCGAGCGCAGGCATTCCATACAAGATGGAAAAAAGGGCCGGAAGATTACTATCCAGTCCGGCCCTTACTCGCTTTCCCCCCGCCATGAAGCGTTGATTCGAGATTCTTTGTTACGTTATCTTGACTGCTAGTGTTGCAGCTTGGCACGAAATAGAATATCTCTCAAAATGTGGTCGTCATCGAAAACGATTTTTAACGCGTGGCCCAACACCGTCAAACTCGTAGTCGTTCCGGAAATTAAAAATAGGTTGGTGTTTGACTCGAAAATGACTTCATTGGCCAGTTGCGGAAATCGTTCCGCGATGACTGCTTGCGCAACGGCGTTCCAGTCGCAGCCGTTGCCGGTCCAACCTTCTTCAGCCCGCTCCTTAAATATGTGTGCTTTTTCCTCAAAATGTGAGTCGAATAAAACTAATACTTTGAAGTCGCCGTCAATAAGTATGAACGGCCAAAACGTTGTAATGTCGACTGACTCATTTTTTCCTCGTGGAGTATCAGCTCTCGGTGAGCTAGAGGCCAAGCTTGCTATTGGGTCGACCTTCATTGAATGCCTCTCTTTCAACGCGGTTGGACGCAAAAACTTGCTCATGCGTCGCCGTGTGATTTAATTAGACGCATACCGAAGCATCTAAATAATAGGAAATCTGACAGTGCAATACATTAATAAAATACAACTTTGAGGAAAATATTTCGACCTCAAGCAGAAATAGATAATGGATCGCAACTTTGTAAAATCGCGCCATAGCGTTTTCCCGGAAAGGTTAAAAAGTTGCGTCACGACATTCGCATTCCAGGTTGTAATCACGAGTTTGCGGCTCACACATTGGCTGCCGTCGTTATCAGTTGCGTACCATCGACGGCTCACCAACTCACGTTGGACAGCCGTTACCGTGGCCTGTTCGAAGCACATTTTGTTTTTAATCACCTTGTATTTTCTGACTAATGATGCGTTGTTGTTATACGTAAATACTCACGTGGGAATTGCGCAACAGCATAGTTAAATGGTCTCAATTGTTAGCTTTTTTACTAGTTTATTTGCCATAGACGATTTAATATCAAATCGTCTCCATACAAAAAAAAAGAGGTGACGACATGGGATGGTTTAACAAATTGGCGGCCAAATATATTCTGACCCCGGAAAAGCTGGCGGAAAATGAATTACGCGATACACGCTTGGCCTTGTATCAATCAGAACGGCAGTTGCTGGAAGCGCAAATGCGAGTCGATTATTACTGCAATATTCTGACCTTCCTCGAAGCCATTACCGTCGACGGCGTAGAAAGTGTCGCCGAATCGCAGAGACCAAAACTGTCCTCACAAACGCCAGTACCGCAGCGGCGCGCACCAGATCTGAGTTCTTACCGAGGCGGAGCCTGACCTCAGACTCGCATGGGTTTCATGCGGCGCAAACGATCAGGCATGGATCGCTGTTTATGCTTATTCGTTTTCGCCGCAACTCGTGCCGCAACTCCCGCGACGGATGAAGTAAAGAACTGATTACACGTCTCAAGCAAGCTTGATTGCGGTCGGCCAGCGTACCCATTGCGAAACGGTAGCTCGCGTCGTCACGCCTAGGGCCGCACGCCTGCCACGCGTTTGTACTCCCAAAATCGGAAGGCTGCGGTGTTTGAGAAAATTCGCACAAAAAATAAATCTCAAGACCCTGCAGAACGAAAATCAGCTGTCGGTCGGTTTCTTCGGGCGAGTGGCACGCATCGCTCGCGTGCACCAGGAGGGGTTAACGGATAAGGTCGCAAAAAAGGACCGGCATATCACTATCCGGCCCGGCCTTTACTCGGCTTTGGCGTCTCTGATCAATCATTGATTCGTGAATCTCTACTGCGGCATTTCGATGTAGTAATCACGACTTGATCTGACATGACATGCTCGAACGTGAATGTCTCGATTCGACGGCGGATCCGAAGCGAATCCAGGACAACACACACATTGGGGTGATTGGGGTTGATGAGGCGCTGGAAAAATTTAACGCGAGGGAATATATGCCGATATACTTGATGCACGGATCAACGTTATTTAACGTTGACGTCAAAAATTTAAGATGACAGGTCTACATGAAATATAAACTTGTGCCAAAGAAAAATTTAATGCCTCGTGTATCTCCATGGTGCAGTTTGTGTGGCGCGCGAGGGCCTGATGATTGCCATTGTGACGTCTCTGACTGCACCTGAATGACATCTCCCGCCGCCAGCATCCTGGCGGTTTTTTTACCAAGTAGGGGGTGGGCAAGGGTCAAGGGCCAGGCCGCAGCCCGACCGAAGGGAGGGACCGGGCGAGGACTGGGGCGAAGCCGAATCACTAGTTCGCGGCTCACGCCAAGTTGACCATACGTCCTGCCGATACTGTACTTAATGTCTAACCCCATGTCCGTAAAACCGTCGAACACCCGGCGAATATCTGGAGCGATTAGCCGACTAGCATGACGTCTAATCAGTGACCGCGTCGTGCATGGCGGGCAGCAGGCCATACCTTCACCATGTCTCGTCGATGGTTAACCTTACTTCACGCTACGTCATCGGCGGCTTTATCAAGCTGAGCCAAGATGGTGGTTTGGCTTAAACGAACTACAGGGAAAAAGTGCCGCGCCGCAGGCATTCCCGAAGCACGGCTGATTTCAGCTTAGAGTGGCGGATTCAGTGACTTGTCCCGCAGGGATGAACGCAGCATTGGGATCCGTGAATGTATTGGTGGCGATGATTACATTCAGAAGACGGTCACCCATTTCGTCTGGAACGTCCATTGGTAAGATGCCGTAACGTGCGGGGGGACTCTTCAACAGGTAGTCATGGAGTTTGGGGTTAATATACCGGGAAACGACAATGGGAGCCATGAAGCCAGTACCGCTCGAGAAGTTGATGTACAACTTCTCCATGTCGGGGTCTGCTCGTGCCTCGTCCAATACGGGCTTCATGTATACATCGAATTTTGTGTCGACGTTGAACCCGGAATAGGACTTATACTCGTCTTGGATTCGTAGGGTCACACCCCAATGGTTCGTGTGCGTTTCAGTAGAATTTTGTGGCCAAAGTGCACCACTGGCGTCAATCCCTCCGACATCCGCGTTCCCTGGATAATGTTCAAATCGTCGTAGAAGGACGATCTTGCCGCGCACATCACGCAAATGTGGTATCGATGTGCCTGTCGAAATCCTGCCTGCATCGGCAAACGGCTGCAGGGTGGGCAGAATCAATCTCTCAAGTTTTTCTCTATCGTCATTTTCATCTTTCACAGACATGATTATGCATTCGGACGGGTTCGCAGCCAGAAAATCTGAACACATCTGCAATGCCTGGCTGAAGGTCAGATTCAGGTGAACCCCCAGGGGATCCGCCCCGTGACTGAACCAAAGGCTTTGTGTTCCTTCGAAAAAAAGGCCTACGTGAAGGCGGAAGTCGAGAAATCGGACCCCGCGTTCGAGTTGCTGCTGGATGTCGATCTGTTGACATTGCGCCAGTGACATGTCCGTCAGATACGTTGCCGTGTCATGTGTTCCAGGGATCGTTAAGGCGGACAGGAGCTTATTCTCGTTAACATAATGCATCCAGTTCTTGCCGCTATAAGGGTAGATGAATCCATTTTCCTTGTTATCTTCATTGACGAACCCGAAAGTACCGGGGTGGTCCATGGCCGGAGTGGTGGTAAGCAAATGCACACCAGTTGCATGCTTGTACCATCGAGATAGGTGAACGGCATCTCGCGGTTTATGGTCCGGTGCGAAGACGTACCCTTCGATCCTCTCAAACACGTACCCCGCTTTCGCCGCGTCTTCGGCCTCATTAGATGTATAGAGGTGGAGAAGATACGGCTTCTCTCGCCGATATCGTAGCAGCGGCTTCAAGCCCGGCGCAGGCGAACTGAATATGTATCCAATTGGTGTCAACTCTACGTATTCCGGACCGAAGCCTTCAGTATGCGTTGTAGTTGTATAGAAATAGTCGCCGGTAGAATAGTGTTGAAATCGGCGTAACAGTTTCAGATGGGAAAACACTTCCTCTGGCAACATGATAGCTTTCTCCTATTGAATGCGAAGGCGGAAATTTCCGCATGGCAATATTAGCAAATTTCGAAGAACTCAGCTTATTCACTTGAATAAGCTCGTATGCCATCTCTGCCCTATCGTGGGGTATTCACTTGGAGCTATGCCCCAGGTGATAAGCACGTAGACCTAGAAAAGCTGTGTCATCACGTCCGCATTCCAATTGGTAATCACCAGCTCGCGGCTCACGCCTGGCTGTCCATGCGTGCTCCCGATGCTGTATTTGATGTCCAGTCCCATCATCGTAAATCCATCAAACACCCTGCGAATGTCGGGATGGTCGTTGATGCTGACCATCACGCGGCCCTTACAGGTCCGCATGAATTCCGCCATCTGCTCGTATTGTTCGATCCCAAAATCCACGCCATAGCCCGCCATCTGCCAATACGGCGGATCCAGGTAAAAGAACGTGTGCTCCCGGTCGTAGCGCTTCATGCATTCCAACCAGGGCAGGTTTTCCACATAGGTACCAGCCAAGCGCAAGCGGGCAGCTCGCAGATTTTCTTCAATCCGGGTCAGATCGATGGCCGGCCCGGTGGTGGCGGTGCCGAAATTTTGCCCGGCGACCTTGCCGCTGAAGGCGTGCTGCTGTAGGTAGTAAAACCGGGCGGCTCGCTGAATGTCGGTCAATATCTCCGGTCGGGCATCCTGATGCCATTTGAATAGATCCCGGCTGCTGAACGCCCACTCGAACTGCCGCACGAATTCGGCCATGTGGTGTTGCACGACCCTGTACAGGTTGACCAGTTCACCGTTAATGTCGTTGATGACCTCGGTGCGTGCTGGCACACGTCGCAGGAAATACAGCGCGGCGCCGCCGCAGAATACCTCGACATAGCATTCATGCGGCGGGAATAAAGGGATGAGTTTATCGGCCAGGCGGCGTTTGCCACCCATCCAGGGAATGATCGGACTTGCTTGCACGTACTGCTCCACTGTCAGATGCTCGATGGCATGCTGGTACGGGGCGCGTGGCTCTCAGATGATTTAATGTGCCGCAACGGGGGCATTTTATGGACAGGGTGATGTATTCACCTTGCCCGAGTTTGCGGGAACAACTTCCACAACGAATATCTTGCATTTGGGTATACCTGCGCGAATATGATAGCCTTCGGCCTACCTGTACAGGTGGCGCGGCCTTGGCCTTGCTTGCAGCCGTATTCTGCTGGCACGGTGGCGTGGTCAGTGCCTCAATCACTGATTGCGTCGCCGCGTTCTTTTTCCAGACCGGCACTGTAGTACGCCACCTCGCAACAAAACATCCCTTGGCAGTTGGTAACGCGGATATCAACCCGCTACCAGGTGCGCCGATTCAGGTGACGCGGCAACATGCAACGCATGACTGCCGACTACTCCGACCTGCTGCGTTTAATCCTGAATCTGATTCGATTCGGTACCATTGCCGACATCAATCACGACACCCACCGCGTGCGCGTCAAGGTCGGTGAGAACGTCACCACATGGCGCCCGTGGATCACGTTACGGGCTGGCGATGCGCAGACCTGGTTTCCACCCTCCATGGGCGAACAAGTCATTGTGCTGTCACCCGAGGGCGATTTCGCCAATGCTGCGATTCTGCCGGCAATCTATTCCGACAAATTTAAATCGCCGTCCACTAACCCAGCACACCACACCACCCGCTATGTGGACGGGACCGTGGTCCAGTACGACAGCGCGGCGCGCACCTTGACGGCGACACTGCAAGATGGCACCAGCGTCACGCTCGCGCCTGGCAAAGTGACCTCGAACGCTGAAGACACAGAATGCACCGGCAACCTGCTGGTGCAAAAGAATCTGGTCGTCAACCAGAACCTGACGGTCAACGGTCTTTCGGCTTTAAATTCCGGCATGAACGTCCAAGCAGGCAAGACTGGCGGCCCCGCCGCCGTGGTGCAAGGCATCATCCAAGCTACCATGGACGTGGTCGCTGCCGGCATCAGCTTGGTAAAACATCCGCACGGCGGCGTAAAGCAGGGCGACGACGACACCGGTGGCCCGAAATGAGCGGCATGAATGCCCGTACGGGCCGCGCCATGTCCCGCCTGGCACACATCCGCCAGTCTCTGGCTGACATCCTCACCACGCCTATCGGTTCCCGCGTCATGCGCCGTGCGTATGGATCGGAAGTGCCGGAATTGATCGACCAGCCCTTGAACGGCGCTACGGTCCTGCGCATCTATGCCGCCACGGCTTACGCTGTGCTGCGCTGGGAGCATCGCATTGCCTTGACCGGCGTCCAACTGCAACGCGGTGCTGACGGACAGGCCACGTTGATCCTAGACGGCATCACCAATGAGCAGAGCGTCCAATTGGAAGTACCTGTTGGCTCCGGGGCGGCAGGATGAGCGCCGCTATCGACCTGTCGCAATTGCCTGCGCCAAATGTCATCGAACCACTGGACTACGAGATCATCCTGGCTGCCCACCTGGTTGACCTGGATGCGGAAGGTGTCGATCTTGACGAGCTGACGGAATCTGACCCGGCGATCAAGGTGGTGCAGTTGAGCGCCTACCGTGAATTGAAGTTGCGCCAGCGCATCAACGAAGCCGCCCGTGCCCTGATGCTGGCTTACGCGCTCGGCACCGACCTGGATCAGATCGGCGCCAACATGGATGTCCCGCGTTTACAGATCTGGCCGGCAGATCCCGACAAGGGAATTGCTGCCGTCATGGAGGCCGATGACGACTACCGCCGGCGCATCCAGCTGGCGCCACAAGGCATGTCCGTCGCGGGTCCAGAAGGCGCCTATATTTTCCATGCCTTAAGTAGCGACGGACGCGTGCGCAACGCGACAGCGACCAGCCCATCACCTGGTCAGGTAGTGGTCACCATCTTGTCGCATGAAGGCGACGGCACCCCCTCACAGGAGCTGCTGGATATTGTTGCCGAGCGCATGGCGGAAGATGGCATTCGTCCGCTGACCGACTATGTCCTGATTAACCCTGCGCAAGTCATCCACTATCAGGTGCATGCCAAGCTGTATAGCTTCTCCGGCCCAGACCCGACGGTGGTGCTAGCCGAAGCGACCAAACGCATGCAGAACTATGCGAAGGACGCGCACCAGCTGGGTCGCGTGCCTACCCATTCCGGTATCGATGCAGCGGTCCATGTGCCTGGCGTCGAGCGCGTCATCCTGGTTACACCGACCGAGGATCCAGAAATCTCCAAGCTGGTGGCGTATTACTGCGATGACGTACAGATCGAGTACGCCGGCATTTGGGGCAAGTCATGAACAAGAAAATCAAATCCCTGTTGCCGCCGAACTCCACGCCGCTGGAGCGGGCGCTAGAAGCGGCTACAGCACGAATCTCCGATGTGCCGGTCCCGCTTCGCACGCTCCACAATCCGGACGCCATCGATATTGAACTATTGCCCTGGTTAGCCTGGCACTGGTCGGTCGACAGTTGGAAATCCTATTGGACGGAAGAGGTCAAACGCGCCCGCGTGCGCAATGCCATGAAGATCCACCGGCAGAAGGGAACCGCCAAGGCGGTCAAGGACGTGGTGGCCGCCTTTGGCGGCGCCATCCTGCTGCGTGAGTGGTGGCAAAAAACGCCGATGGGCGAGCCGTACACGTTCGACCTGGTGATGACGCTGTCCGGCGCCGGCGGCCAATCCGCGACCGCTGAATTTGTCGACGATGTGATCGCCGAGGTCAATCGTACGAAATCGATTCGTAGCCATTTTACGTTTACCCAGGGAGTCGAAACGCAAGCCGCGATTGCCGTGGCAGCGACTGCCCGACCTGTGATTTATGCCCGCTTAAATTTGACTGAAGCCTAACCCTATGCCTGGACTCCAAATCATCATCACCAAGGCCGGCCGCGCCGCCTTGGTCAATGCCGAACACAACGGTACGGCGCCGCTCAAGATATCGGAGATCGGCATTACTGCAGCCGTCTTTACGGCCAATGAAGACACGACCGCCTTGCCAGGCGAGATAAAACGCATCAAGACCATTTCCGGCGAAGTTGTGGCGCCCGATACATTGCACGTCACTATCCGCGACGATGGCACCGACACCTATACGATGCGCGGCATTGGTTATTGGCTAAGCAATGGCGTCTTGCTGGGCGTCTACAGTCAGCCAGATCCGATTTTACAAAAGTCCACGCAGTCGATGATGCTGCTGGCCGCTGACGTGGTGTTTGCCAATATCAAAGCCAGCTCCCTAACATTTGGCGATGCCAACTTTACCAATCCGCCGGCAACGGTGGATCGCCAGGGGGTCGTTGAACTTGCAACCGTCGAAGAAACCAAGGCCGGGAAAGACGCTACGCTGGCGATCACGCCGGCAGGTTTGGTGCCGGCCATGGATCAGGCCATCGCCAATCACAGGGCGGACGCTGACCCGCATAAGCAATATTTGACATCGGACCGCGCAAACGCGCTGTATTTCCGCAGGCTCCCGGCATATGCCAGCAGCGACACCGACTGCGACACCTTGCTGGAAACGGGCGTGCGTGATGTCTCTGTCGCCAATGATCGCGGCATTACAGAAGCAACGCATTTGCCGGCTGGTGGTGACGGCTACGGTAGCTTGCTGACATTTAACGGCGGAGGCTTTGTGCGTCAGGTCTATACCGAAGGCGGTGTCACCCAACGCACTTGGGAGCGTTCCGGCTACATAGACCAAACGCCGCCGTTCAAAGCCCGTGTCTGGAAGCTGCTGTGGGATTCGGTGACGTTTGATCCCGCATCGAAGCAAAACAAGCTTGGCTTTACGCCGGTTCAGCAGGGCGGCGGTATTGGGCAGACGAACAACACGGTACGGATGGGCTGGTCAGGCAACGGGCTGAAGGTCACTGTAGATTCCTTAGATCTAGGCACTGTCGTTTTCGGGGACAGAGCTATGCGTTTGAACTGGAGCGGTTTTGGCGGTCAGCCGTCGTGGCTGTTTGGCGGCAATTCGCCCGACGCCGTCAACGTCTACAACCCCTCCAACTTCAGCGTCAATTATGCCAACAGCGCCAGCTATGCAACAAATGCCGGCAACGCCGACAAAGTCGGCGGCGTCCCGATGCGATGGGCGGAAAATCCTGGGGTACAGCCTTACTACTTGTACGGCGTCGTTGCCGGCAATCAGGAGATGACGCTGTTTAGCCGCACCCAGGTTGCAGTCGGCTCTTGCACGAGCGCGATGTATGCCAATCAGCTATCGGGCCAAGGCTTGTGGCACGGCGGCATCGGGGGCTACATCTTGAACAAGAACCACACCTCCCCCGAGATCGCGGGTGCGTGGGAATTACGCGGGCACGCCTACGACTACGGGTCGGGTGGCGACGGCGGTATCGGTACACGAACAGCCTTATGGCAAAGGGTAGCCTAATGGCAAAAATTAAAACAAAGCAGGCAATCGAACCGGTAGCTGAGAATCCCATCGGGGAGTCAGGAGAGACCACTCAGGTGTTGCCAATCATTATCGATCCGACTCCGATTCCGCCGGCACCGCCGAAGTCTGCCAACCCATTTGCCTTTTCCGATATCAAGGACGTCGTCCGGGTGGCGGCCGGTTTTCAGTGCGCAGTGAAATTTAATCACCATGATGACTATCTTGCCTATCTGGCTTGCGCCGAGGACGTGGAAGAGCATGGCCGGGCCATCCATGCGGCATGCGTTGCCCGGGCATCGGATGGTGTGCCGGACTATTTTCCGACCGATGCCGAACTATTGGAGGCGGTACAGGACCGCGCCAGCCGCGAACTGCGGCGCGCCACTAGCGAAGTGACCAAATACCAGGACCGCGTCGATATTGACGACGCCAGCGAAGCCGATATCGCCATGTTACGCGCCTGGAAAACCTACCGCGCCGGCCTCAACCGCCTACCGGACCAGGTGGACTATCCGCATCACCTCACGTGGCCAGTCGCACCCGACAGGTCGGCTCTTTAATCCATCACCAATCAACAGGAGGCCAAATGGCAACTGATTACCACCATGGCGTGCGCGTCATTGAAATTAACGAGGGAACACGCCCAATTCGTACCGTTAGCACCGCCGTCATCGGGCTGGTCGCCACCGCTGAGGATGCCGACCCGCTCACCTTCCCGCTGGACACACCGGTATTGCTGACCAATGTGATCGCCGCCTTGGGTAAAGCCGGAACGACGGGAACGTTGCGCCGGACGTTGGAAGCCATCGGCGCCCAAACCAAGCCATTTACGATTGTGGTGCGCGTAGCCGAAGGTGCCGACGAAGACGAAACCACGTCTAACGTGATTGGCACCACCACCGCCAGCGGCAAATACACCGGCATCAAAGCCTTGTTGGCGGCGCAAGGCAAGCTTGGCATCAAGCCGCGGATCCTGGGCGCGCCAGGGTTGGACACCAAGGCAGTGACGAACGCGCTGGTGAGCGTGGCGCAGCAGTTGCGCGGCTTTGTCTATGCGTCGGCGACCGGTTGCCTGACGAAAGAAGACGCCGTCCTGTATCGCAAGGATTTCGGGCAGCGCGAGCTGATGCTGATCTGGCCGGATTTCGTCAATTGGAATATCGCCACCAATGCCGAGGCCAGCATCCCAGCTGTCGCCTATGCCTTGGGCCTGCGTGCCAAGATCGATGAGGAAATCGGTTGGCACAAGACGCTGTCGAACATGCCGGTGAACGGCCCGACCGGCATCTCCAGCGACGTGTTCTGGGATCTGCAAGATCCGGCTACCGACGCCGGCTTTCTGAACGGGAAGGAGGTCACGACCTTGATTAACAACGGCGGCTTCCGTTTCTGGGGCTCCCGCACTTGCGAAGTGCCGGAATTTTTCTTTTTCGAGAACTACACGCGCACCGCCCAGGTGCTGGCCGACACCATCGCCGAGGCGCATTTTACGTATGTCGATAAGCCGTTGCACCCGTCCCTGGTCAAGGATCTGATTGAAAGCATCAATTCCAAGTTCCGTGAATTGAAGGCGCAAGGCTACATCATCGACGGCAGTGCCTGGTATGACGAAGCATTCAACAGCAAGGAAACATTGAAGGCCGGCAAGCTGGCAATCGATTACGACTACACACCGGTTCCGCCGCTGGAAAATCTCGTCTTCCAGCAACGCATTACCGACCGCTACCTGACCGATTTCGCTACCGCCGTCAACGCTTAACCATTTATAGGAGCCTCCCGCATGGGCATGCCAAAGAAACTCAAGGCCTTTAATCTTTTCGATAACGGCAATTCGTATCACGGTGAGGTGGACGAAATCACCTTGCCGAAACTCTCCCGCAAGATGGAGGAATACCGCGCCGGCGGCATGACCGGTCCGGTATCGGTGGATTTCGGCAACGAAGCCATCACACTGGAATGGACTGCCGGCGGCCTCATCCTGGAAGCCTTGCTGCAGTACGGCGCCAGAAGCCACAACGCGACGCAGTTGCGCTTTTCCGGTGCGTATGAAAACGACGACGATGGCACCGTGTCCACAGTGGAAATTGTCGTACGTGGCCGCCACAAGGAAATCGACATGGGCAACGCCAAGGCCACCGAAGACACCAAACAAAAATATACGACCGCTTGCAGCTACTACAAGCTGACTGTCGATAACCGGACGATTTACGAATTCGATTTCATTAATGGCGTCGAGAACATTGGCGGCCAGGATCGTAACGCATCGATCCGACGCGCTATCGGTCTGTAAGCAAGATCACGAACAACCCTAACCCCTTTCTTTTTTTACTTGTACAACCCTGACTTCACACTCTTATGAAAAACGCCACCATGAACAAGCAAGAAAACACCTCCCCGGACGCCACCGATTCCGGCATGTATAAAACCGTTCCCCTGGACGAACCCCTGACCCGTGGCGACACCCTGATCACCGAGGTGCAGATCAGAAAGCCCGTGGCGGGAGAACTGCGCGGCGTGTCCTTGATGGATCTGGGCAATCTGGACGTGGTTGCCTTGCAGCGCGTCCTGCCGCGTATCACCCTGCCGACCTTGACGCCCCATGATGTGGCGAAGTTGGATCTCGCGGATCTGATGTCCCTGGGCGCCGAGGTGGCCGTTTTTTTGCTGAAGAAAGCGGATCGCCCAGTGGTCTACCCGAATTCGTAGAAGATCCCATGGCCGATATTGCGACGGTGTTTCACTGGCCGCCGCAGGCCATGGACGATTTACCCATAGCGGAATTGATGGCCTGGCGCGAACGCGCCAGGGTGCGCAGTGGCGCGGAAGAATAGGATGACAATAAAAAATGAGCGACAAGCAATTGCGGTTACAGGTGGTCTTTGCGGCGCTGGACAAGCTGACCGGCCCGCTCAAGAAGATCACAGGCGAATCGTCCACCCTGGGTAAAGCCATCAAATCCAATAGCGACCGGCTGAAGGAATTGAACGCCCAACAGAAGGATGTGGGGCGCTTCCGCGAGTTGGGTGCCGGCCTGCAAGCCAGCGCCAGTAAATTGCGCGAGACGCAGCAGCAGATTGCCGCCCTGGCGCAAAGGATGCAGCAGACGACCCAGCCTACGCGGGCCATGGCCCGCGAATTCAATGCTGCCGTCAAATCCGCCGGTGCGCTGAAACAGGCCAGCCAGCAGCAAGGCGAACAAATGCAGATTCTGCGCACACGCTTGTCCGGCGCCGGTATCGATACGCGAAAGCTGGGTTCGGCACAAACCTGGTTGAAAGACAGCATCGCCTTTACCAATGCCGAATTGACAGCCCAGCAGAAGAAACTGGCGGCGGTCGGTGCGCAGCAGTTGAGGGTCAGCGCTGCCCGCCAACATGCCGACAAGCTGCGCACCACCGCCGGCAACGTGGCCGCCGCCGGCATCGGTTCGACCGTCGCCGGCGCAGCTGTCGGCGCGCCTATCGTCAAAGGATTGCAGGAGGCGAAGCATTACCAAACCGAGCAAGCGCGTGTTACCGCCCTGGGTCTTGGTCCCAAGATCAGCGCCGACGCCGAGAGCTACGCCCGCAGCATGAAAACCTACGGCACCAGCCACGCCGAGAACCTGGAACTGGTGCGCGACAGCATGTCCGTTTTCGGGGATCTTCCGCATGCGCAGATGGTGGCGCCCATGCTGGCTAAGATGAAATTCGCCAACAAGGCGTTCTATGGGGAAGAAGCCGGCGGCGAGAATGAGCGCAAGTTCATGGACATGCTGAAAGTCATCGAGGTGCGCGGCGGCACCACCAGTTCGGCCAAATTCCACGAACAGGCCAACATGGTGCAGAAGGTCATTTCCGCCACGGGCGGCCGCGTCGGTCCCACCGAGTGGCTGAACCTGATCAAGACCGGCGGCATCGCGGCCAAGGGCATGGACGAAAAATCCTTCTACTACGAGCTGGAACCGCTGGTGCAGGAGCTGGGCGGCTTTGGCGTCGGTAACGGTTTGATGTCGAGCTATAACAATCTCTACCAGGGACGCACCAGCAAGCGGGCCGCGATGAATCTGGACAAGCTGGGCCTGATTGGCGATCACACCAAAGTGAAACACGACAAAGTCGGGCAGACTGCCCAGCTGGATCCTGGTGCGCTGCTGGGCGCTGATCTGTTCAAGAAAAGCCAGTTTGAGTGGATGGAACAGATCCTGTTGCCGCAGTTGGCGAAGAATGGCATTGCCAGCAAGGACAAGATCCTCGACACCATCGGGAGCCTGTACACCAACCGCAAGGCCGGCGACCTGATGGCGAACATGTACTTGCAACGCCAGCAGATCCATAAGAACCGGAAATTGAACGAAGGCGCTTACGATGTGGACCAGCTTGAACCGCTGGGCCGGGAACAGGCCGGCGGCAAAGAAATGGAAACATTGGCCAAACTGGCGGATCTCAAGTTAACCATGGGCGAGAGGATCCTGCCGCTGTATTCCCGTGCCATCGAGTCCGCGACCACTGCCCTGGAGTGGTTGAACGGCTTCATGGAGCGCAATCCGGTCACGGCAAAAGCCATGATTATCGGATTCGGCAGCCTGGCGGCCATCCTGGTGGTGCTGGGTCCGCTGATGTTGGGCCTAGCAGCCTTGATCGGTCCCTATGCCATGTTGCATGTGTTGTTTGCCAAGATGGGCGTCAGCGGCGGCGTGCTGACACCGATTCTGCGGGGCGTTGGCACCGCCTTTTTGTGGCTGGGGCGCATCCTACTGTTTGTCGGTCGGGCCTTCCTGATGAATCCAATCGGGCTGGTGGTGGCCGCCATTGCGCTGGCCGCATACCTGATCTACCAATATTGGGAACCGATCAAAGGGTTTTTTACCGACCTTTGGGACGGTGTTGGCAACGTGTTTACTCGTGCCTGGGCAGCTATCAAGGGATTCGCCGGCGGGCTATGGGCGGACGTGCAGCAGGCATTCGCCGGGGGTATCAGCGGTGTCACGGCGCTGTTGCTGAACTGGTCCCCGCTCGGCTTGTTCTACCAAGTGTTCGCCGGCGTGATGAATTGGCTCGGCATCAAGCTACCTGCCAAATTTAGCGATTTCGGCCTGAACATCATGCAAGGGCTGGCGAACGGCATCACTGGTGCCCTCGGGACAGTCAAGATGGCTATCGGCGGCGCCAGTGATAGTGTCGTTGGCTGGTTTAAGGAAAAGCTGGGCATCCATAGCCCAAGCCGAGTATTTGCCGAGCTGGGCGATTTCACGATGCAAGGGCTGGCGATTGGTTTGCAGCGCAGCCAGGACAGCCCTATCCAGCAGGTCGGTGGCCTTGCCAAGCGGCTAACAGGGCTTGGCGTCGGCATCGCCATCGGCGCGGCCACCATGCCGGCGCTGGCCTTCGACACGCGGTCACCGATAGCACCACGTGCCGCCGGCGGTGGCATCGTTGTCCAAGGCGACACGATCACGATCTCCGTCACTGCGGCGCCCGGCATGGATGAGCAAGCCATTGCCCGCGCTGTGATGCTGGCGATCGAGCAGCGCGACAGGCAGAAGGCGGCACGGATGCGTTCCAGCCTGTCCGACAATCACTACTAAGGATTTTTTATCATGATGATGGCCCTGGGCATGTTTGTCTTCAGCCTGCCAACCCTGGCTTACCAGGAGTTACAACGCAAAACCGAGTGGAAGCATCCGAGTACGTCACGGGTCGGCGCCCGCAATGCCCGTCAGTTCACCGGCAAGGGCGACGACACGATTACGCTGTCAGGCTGGATCGCGCCGGAATTGACAGGCAGCGTGTATTCGCTGGATGCATTGCGTCTGATGGCCGATACCGGCAAGTCGTGGATACTCATCGCTGGTACAGGGCGCATCCTGGGGTCTTACATCATTACAGGCATGACCGAGGGCCGTACGGTGCTTGGGCAGGATGGCGATGCCGGCAAGCTCGATTTCTCCATCACGCTGGAACGTACCGACGAATCCGTGCTGGGCTTATTGAATACCCTGGGTGACCTGGGCAACATCAAGAACATGCTGAGCCTGGAGGGAATCAGCAATAGTGTCAACAATGCCATCAATACCAGCGTATCGACGTTTAACAATGTCGCCAACAGCGTGGGAAGCCTGTTCTGATGTATTACCCTATTCCTGCTTTCAAGATTACGCTGGACGGCCACGACATTACCGGAAAATTTGCGCCACGCCTGATTAGTCTCAATCTAACCGAGTGCCGCAGCGACAACGCCGACGAGCTGAGCATTACCCTGTCGGATACGGATGGCCAACTCGCGCTGCCTGCCAAAGGCGCCAGGATCAACGTGCAGATCGGGTGGCAAGAATCAGGTTTGATAGATAAGGGCGTGTTTACGGTCGATGAAATCGAGCATAGCGGTGCGCCGGACGTACTGACCTTGCGGGCCAGGACCGCCAGCCTGATCGATACTTTCCGGCAGCCGGTGGAACGTAGTTTCCACGACACCACGCTCGGGGCGGTGATTGAGGTGATCGCGTTTCAGCACGAGCTGAAAGTTGGCATTGCCGAGGCGCTACAGGGTGTAAAGATTGCGCATTTGGACCAGACCCGCGAGAGCAGTGCAGCGTTCCTGCGCCGTCTTGGAAAGAAATACGACGCTACCGCGACTGTGAAAAATGACACGCTGCTTTTTATGCCAGCAGGTCGCAGCAAGACCGCGTCGGGTCGCAACCTGCCCGTGATCCGCATAGCACGCAATCTGGGTGACCGGCACCGCTACCATAGCGCCGAGCGCGACAGCTACAGCGGCGTGCGCGTGTTCTGGCATGACGATCGGCACGGCATACGTCGCAGCGTCGTGGCCGGCATGCCTGGCAACAGCAAGCGGCTGCGCACGACCTACGCCGGCGAGGCCGACGCCCGCGCTGCCGCTGTCGCAGAGTGGCAACGAATACAACGCGGCGCCGCTACGCTGGAATTGTCGCTGGCGCTCGGTAATCCTGCATTGATGCCGCAATCACCCGTGATGGTCGACGGATTCAAATCCGAAATCGATCACCAGGATTGGTTGACCGCCAAGGTTACGCACAGCATTAGCGACGCCGGCTTTACCAGCGGCATCGAGCTGGAGACGCGGACCGAGGAGGCAGAGGTTGAGCGCAAGGATGAGGTCGACCCAGATCCGGGCATAACGGGCGTGTTCGCCAAGTGGCGCAACGTTGTCACGAAGAAGACCGGCCAGGAGTTCGCGCCATCGACGGGCAAGGTCAAACATGCCACGCCGGCGGCCGGCGCGACGGCCACTACAAAAACACTCCAGCACGTCTACGCCAACAAACAAACCGCCGCACGCGCTGCAAAACTGGAATGGGAAAAGATACGGGAGCGTCGAGAAATCATCAAAGAGAATAGCGGCTTAGGGCTGTCGAACTAACCAGCTGAAAAATTAATATTTGAATCCTGCGCGGGTTCTAACGCAGGATTCGTGGAGTATATGGTTATGAATCTACGTCAATGCCATACATTACTTTGGCACGTTTCTGATTTATGCTACTTTCAGATGCAATCTTTCTTATAGCGGCACGCACGTTCCCATAGATCAGTTTATGTTTCTTTGTAGCGTCGGGGTCACTGCTTTGAAGGTCGCCAAAAAACAGGAGTCCAGATCGAAGTTTAGTAGACAAATCAGTTGGATTTGTTTTTATCCACGCCACAAACTCATCTTGAGTGACTGAACACAGAAAATCGATGTCCTCCGGATTCCAGCCTTGAGTAGTAGCGATCTTCATACACACTTGGTCAATGTCTTGATCGTTCCGAGGCGCTTGAATTGTTTTAATACGGTCTATGAGCGGTTTATAGGAAACTCTGCGCGCAACCGACGTGTCATGCCGATCCATATTTACGAATTGTGTTTCATGAAGTGTTACATAGTTTTCCATCAATTCGTCAACGTCCTCTCCCAGTTCAGACAGCATTTCGAGTGCGGATGCATACTCACTTAAATTGAGTTTGTCGGCCTCCTTCGAGAGAACAGATTTAAACGTACGAACGATTTCAACCTGATTGTCGGCGAATGATTCCGAATACAGAGACCAAACGTCACTTAGCGCCTTTTGAGCACGATTGACATCTATTTTCTTGGAGAGTTCTTGAATTGCCGTCTTGGCTTCCGAGACGTCCACATAACCCCGGACGAGATAGTGAATTATATATTTATCAAATATTGATGGAGACAGTCGCAGTGTTGATGCTATTGAACGGTATCGTTTCTCATCTGAGGAAACCTCTTTATCTTTTTCGCCGAAGTAAGAAGACCAATAACTATCTTCCAACCGTACTTTCAGGAAATCAAACGACACTGCAGTGCCCCTCAAATAATAGGACCAACATAGCACTGCTGCATGGTTAATGAACTCGCTAACTATCAGATCACTTGAGTTTTCCAGTTCGGACCAGAACGTGTCAATCACGCCCTTTAGTTTCTTTATGACTCGGATATTTTTCAAATCCAAGGCAACAATAACAGTTTCGATTGTTGCGAATAGGCGATGATTGGAAGAGAATACACATTCTAGATTTTGTTTATGGGTCGGATTGTGATCCAGCTCGGCATCAACAACTTTCTCCCGATATGACTCGAACTCTTGTTTGTCTTTTTCTTCTGAAAATGAGTTGTCATTAAATATAAGAACAACCTTGCAGTTCTTTCGACGGGCCAGTTCATCAGTCAAGCCCATTATTTCTCGAACCGACAATGAGCCGCCTTTTCGCTCCATATCATCAAAACATATGACATAGTTTGCAACCAAACTATATTCCATCGACGCAATAATTCCTGCAAATTTATCTGTGTAGGGTGCGGAACGTGCAAAATTCGTAAACCACTTAACGAATGGTGCCTTTTCTTTTGCTATGTTCATGGCTCCGCGCACCCAAGGTGCTCTACTCAAGAGACTTGTACTGTCCTCAAGCTGTTGATCAAAGTGAGCATCGATTTTCGCATTTGAGGATATTGCCTTTGCTGATTGAAATATCGACGCGCGTACGTCCGCAAGGGATGTCTTACCAAAGAGAGAAACGTAGCTGTATGCAACTTGCTTGATATCTTTCTTCGCGATTCGATCTTTAATGTACGAATTCCAAAGATATGTCTTGCCAACTCCCCAAGCGCCTTTGATGACGATAACCTGATCATCGCTATTGAAAAAAGAATCGAGTGATTTTATGGATGGATGCATGAGCGAAGGGAGAGTCATAACGGTTGAGGTGAGCGGCCAACAACGGTCCGCAGATGGTGACGGTGCAAGAAAACATGCCCCGTCGTTGTGCTATTACAATTTAGTGAAGGCGTGACCTTTCGATCTCGTGCCAATACGGCGCGGCGCCACTGCTTTGGCTTAGGCACTCGCGAATCTCGCCTGTTAGCATCCTCTTCGCACTGCCGACGGAATACATTTTATCGTCCGCATAACAATGCAATTGCTCCTTCATCGTTGACGCGCTAACGTCTGGTGGTATCTGATACAACGACCAGCCGCATACGCTGGTCATGGCAAGCAGAGCGACGGATAACTGCTTGTGAAGGCTGCGGGCCTGATGCACATCGCCCATGACAACTTGCCCTATGCTCCCTTCAAATTCTGTATTCGCTTTTCGCCACCAATCTCGCTTTATTCCTAGATACTTTTTTTCTTTTTCTTGTCAGTCATGTGGAAGGTCATCGGGGCATTAACCGTTTGATCTCCATCCACAACCTGACTGACATTGCCGCTAAATTTCGTGCCACTGGCAGCCTTTACGGTCGTGCTCATGCCATCTATCAAGCCTAATACGCCAGCCTTTCCGCGAACATCGAGGTTGCGGTAGCTAGCTAATAGTTCGCTTTCTTCCAGCGTTAGCGCTGTCGCAGACACCTGACCGGTCATTACGTACCAGACGTCGACACCAATTTCCAATAGCGCACATAAATAAGCGGCATCGGGCGATCTTTCGTCTTTCTCATAGGAAATTTGAGCGCGTTTCTTCACTCCGCCAACCTCAGCAAAATCGTCCTGATTCATTCCAAGGCGCTGGCGTTCCTTCTTTAAGCGTGCTCCAAACATGTCCATATTCACATTTATATGTTGACTAGTGCGTTTTTGAGCACTATAGTTACGCCATCCCATAGCGATTACACATCATAACATCATGGAAACATTGCCCAAAGTCAGGCGTATCTCCAAGGGAGCGACCTCGCAGCCGCTTGGCGCCCGCCTCATGCCCGCTGAAAAAGATGAGGTCGAGCGGTACGCCTTCCGATTACAACGGTCCCGCGCCTGGTTTCTACGCTTTTTGATTTTGCGTGGCCTTGCCGACTACAAACGCGAACTTGCCTCTCATCAATAACAGTTAAGGACGCCACCATGTATCCCGACACCAAGCGTATCCGCACTAATCGCCTGACTCTCCGGTTTGACGACTACGAACACGATCTGATCAAGGCGCTGGCTAACTATCAAGGCGAACAACCGTCAACGCTGTTGCGTCAATTGGTGCTGCGGGAAGCGGCAGCAGCGTTGGGCGTCAGCGACAGTGAAATAGTAGACTCAAAAGCTGCATAAGCCTAGACCGCAATAAGCAGATTAAGAGCCGACGAAAAGATGCCAGTCCAAGAAATCACCCTAACCGATGCAGAAAACGACTTACTGGAGCGCGTGCGCCAGCAGCAAGGTCTGGATTCGGTGCAACAGGCAGCGGAATGGCTTGCAAAATCGCGTTTGCGCAAGCAGTCGCGTCAAATATCCGGCAGAGGCCGTGCCTTGTATCCAGTAGACAGGAAGCCAGCATGAGAGTCATCAGTATTCCTTGTCCACATTGTCATCATCGTGTGCGCGCCGCGAAGAGCCGCACCATGTCGCACATGATGAAAGAGATCACCTACATGTGCCAGAACCCCGATTGCGGTCACGTTTTTGTCGCCAGCTTGGAAGTGTTGCGCACGTTGTCGATGTCGGCACTGCCTAATCCCGAAGTACGTATCCACGTGTCCCAACATGTCCGCAACGCTTGTGCAAATCAGCTTGCGCTAAAACTGTGAGCTGCACATGACGATGACACTTCACAACCTAGCGCCGCCGTAGTCTCCAGCTAGTTTGCATCCATTCCCGTTGTTACCTGCAACGTCTGTTTTCAGACGTGCGGGATTCGCTCACCCTGAAGAAAGGTAAATCATGTCAAACCGCATGTATTTGGACCAACTAAAACGGATCACTGTGAAGCCTGTAAAAGCGCACCGCCATCCAGACGCATCTATTGGAATTTTCTACACTCAGGAAATCGTGTTCCATTGTGAGGGTGGCAGTAAACAAGAATTGACGCTGGGGCTGGAAGCTGGCGTGCACGCTCTCGCGTTGGGCGACTTGGTCACTAACGAGCAGGTGACAATATGAAACGATTGAAAAATTTCCTGTTTGATTTCGCCGTAATGACGCTCGGCTGTCTCCTAATGATGGCAGGTCCGTTGTTGCAAGCCACGGGCATCATTGGAGGATAAGCCATGGCTAGTCAATCTCAACACGCGCACCAGGACATCGCACAGATGCATCTGGAACACGCCTACATCGTGCTGGCCGGCGACAAGGAAAGCGTGCGCGCCGCCCGCTGGAATGGCATCCCGCCGCGTGATCGGCAAATGCTGGCCCACATGTCAGGCATCGGCAGCAAGAAAGGTGACGTCCCTCTGCAATCACTGAACGCCTTGGAGCGCGGCAAGATGCACTGCGAAGCCCGCCGGTTGCTCAAGCAACTGCAAACCGTCCTGCGCTGTGCGCAAGGCGGCGAACTACCTAGCCAGTTTCCGGCTGCCAGTCACGAATCGGACGGGATCGCCGCATGAGCTACCACTTCTACTCCACCGACGCCATCACCAGTCTACCGAAACGCATGGGCCGCGCCCTGCGCGATCTGTTCACCCGCGAAGGCATGGACAAGCACGAACACAAGATCGACGTCATCGACGAAATCTGGTCAGCCGATCATTATTTGCTGCCGCTTGATGCCCCTGATGAAGCGCTCTATCGCGCCGCCGACAGTGCCGCCCGCGAGTGCTATCAGTTCTGTGCCGACTTGCAATCCCTGGATGCGATCCTGTCCGCAATTCACCATCTCTGTGAACGCCTTACCGTCGCGCCACCAGCAGGCGAAGAAGATAATGAAATCATCCGTCGCGCCTTGGACAAAGCCTGGTGGCTGCGTGGCATCCGCAAGGCGCATGCACGTCGCTGCGAACATATGGCGATCCGCCTGGGGTTCACCAGCTACAATACCGGCCCCTATGTCAGCAACGAAACGGCTTATCGTCAGCAACGCCGCAATAAGCAGAACGCCAAGCTGTTGGCCTCCATCGAGCTACAGAACGAAAACGGCCAGATCTACAGCTTGGACGCCTTGGCCGCACTTGGCCTGGCGAACAAATCCAATCGGCGCGGCGAACTGATGACGCGAATACGCGGCTTTGAGGAAATCGCATTTGACCTGGGCCATGTCGGTCTGTTTGCGACGATCACGGCGCCAAGTAAGTATCACGCTGTACTGAGCAAGAGCGGTGAATCGAACCCAAAATATATCGAGTTTGGAGAACCCACGCCACGCGATGCCCAGTTGTATCTGTGCGACGTATGGAAACGGATCCGCTCCAAGCTGCACCGCGACGGCATCCACGCTTACGGCTTCCGCATTGCTGAACCGCATCACGATGGCTGTCCCCACTGGCACATGCTGATGTTTGTGCCGCCTGAGCACCAGGAGCGCTACGAGGCGATCATCACGGCTTATGCACTGATCGAAGACGGCGACGAACGCGGTGCCGATAAGAATCGGGTCAAACTGGTCCGCATTGAAGCCGACAAAGGCACTGCCGCAGGCTACATCGCTAAGTACATCGCCAAGAACATCGACGGCGAACATGTTGGCGATCACCACATGCGAGAAGACGGTCGTACCTATATCGTGACCGACGATCTGGCCGGCGACGAATTGCTGACGCCTAGTCAACGCGTGTGCTACTGGGCGCAGACCTGGGGCATCCGGCAATTCCAGCAGGTCGGTGGCGCACCTATTGGTCCGTGGCGCGAATTGCGTCGCGTCAAGAGCGAAAGCATCGTCAACGCGCCGGATGCCGTTAAAACTGCTTGGCAAGCTGCCCAGACCATCAGGGCAACGGAAACCAACATCGTAGACGGTAAGCGCGTCGAAACCGTCAAGACGATCAAACAAGCGTCCTACAGCGACTACCTACGGGCGCAGGGCGGCCCGCTGGTCGGACGCAAGGGGCTGGTCAAGATCGCCACGCGCAGCACCCTGGTCGAAGGCAAGTACGCGACCTATGAGACGGAAAAGCCATGCGGCATCTATCACGCATGGAATCCACGCGCAGTCTACGAATCCGTCCGTTATCAGTGGACGGTCGTCGGCGCCGCCAAGGCTGTGGCTTTTGATCTTCCTTGGACTGGTGTAAATAACTGTACGCAAAAATCTAAAAAGAAGGTTCCCACTTCTGTTTTGACTCCCGAGGAATCAGCAGCAATTGCAGTTCGGCTTGCGGATTTCATCGAAAAAAATCCACAGCCGGCATATCAGCCCACCGACTGGTCGACGATAGAACAAAAATCCAGAGACCTGGAGCGGAATACCAAAGATTTTGCAGATGCGATGAACATGCAATGCGAAAACACGCGCCGGCAGGAAGTGGCCGCGTATGAAAACCACGATATGGCTGCACGCAAACGCCTTGTCACGACCTGGGCAGCTATTGGCGCCTGCCCTTATCCACGAATTTTTATTACTGAGATAGACCTATGAAAATACTCATGCACGCATGCCTAAATTCGCTAATGGCGTTCGCCATTCTTGGCATCGCCGAAACAATCCAACCGGTGTTTAAGCGCTTCCAAATCCGCTACCACGGCGCACTGTCGGCCTTCGTGGCCCTGGTCATTGTCATCAGCCTGGTAGTCGGCTTACTCCTGGAGGCTTTCCGTGAATAAGGTAGATCAACCACTCAGCGTGAAGGTGCGCGATCGCGTCACATTCGACACCGACGAAGGCATCCAGGCCGGTTACGTCAACGACCTGCGGCGCGACCTTGGCAACGGCGAGTTGCACGCCTGGATTGAGGTGGAACACCAATTGCCTGGCTGCTTCCGCGCCGTGCCTTTATCAGACATCCTCACATCCGACGAAGTGGAACCACCGTTGGCAGTGTACTTTGGATTAGACCCGAGGAAAGGTGTCAGGGAGTTTGAGTGCTTATATTCCTGTAATTTTGAAACATTGGCAAACTGTACGGGGGAGGGCGCACAGTGAGTCTTCTAACACAAGCATACATATTAGAAAATTTCGGACTTCGGCTGAACCTTCCGCAGTTGGCAAAGTTGCTTGATATTAAAGAGGGGACAATCCGCAATCAGATCAGCGCCGGTTCCTTTCCGATAATCACCTATACTGAAGGCGCGCGCCGTTTTGCCAGCTATCAAGCGGTATCAGAGTACCTCGATAGCCAACATCTCATTGCGCGCAGCAATCAGGCGGTCGCGGCAGGACGCGCCAGTGCTCCAGCAAATATGTAATGTTGATCATTATGAGACATCATGCTTGAAAATCACATTTGTTCCACCTCATGGCTTTGAAAGTCAGAACGTGAGTATTGACATTGGTAAGCGGAAGTGCAAACAACGATCTCGCTCTTCTTGCATCCATTCACCCGTTAATGTGTCTCTAAAATGCTGTACTACTCCTGGTCGCCGAAACGTGTTGAGATCAAGAGGGTTGGCAGCGAAAGGGTTGTGAAATATCTGCAATCCGTCTTCCAGCGTTTCGTTGTGGCGCGCTCTGCTAACTTGTTGGCGACGAGGCTTTCCGCCGGGTCCGCCCCAAGAGGAAGAAATGGTGCATGGTCTCGGTGAATCTTGAGTTAGTGCCTCAACTTTTCCCCATGTCGCGGCGCAGGAAAAAATCACTGCGCTTATTGCTCGATATTTCTCGTTACAGAAAAGGCCAAGCGGAACGCTAGTTCCATTACTTTTGGTGATTTCACCCAATTTAATGCCTGGTGGGCCGTCCGGATATTGTGTTGGATTTTCATGGTACGCATCTTCGTCGACGTAGTAGTCGTATAGGAGGGCCATGATTGCGCGATCATATTGGTATTGGAAGTCTGGTTGTTCAAATGGTGCGATGGCCAGCACGAACGGCTTTTGATTCGTGTGGGGAAGCTTAGAATAGGAATCGTTGAATTTCCTGAATTTTGCGCTAAAGGCATTGGAGAGACGAATCATCGCCTCACGATTGATTTTGCCAAATCGTTTATATCGAACATCTTGGCTGATGAGTTCCGGTTTCCTCCACTCCTCCAAGTTGCCGCTGGCTGAGTTGGCGGTGACTGCTTCAACGACGAAATCTCTCCCATTTCCATTTACATGGAAATCGGGCATTGCATGCGACCAATTCATCTCAAATCCATACTCACAAAAAACCGCGTAAAGATAGATTTCCCAAAAGGATGAGTTGAAGGTCGTTTGAAATTCTATGGCGAATTTATTATCTCGATCTGGGAACCCCGATGCCCACCGAGCAAGCTCGGTGCGTTCGGGCAGCAGAAGAGGATGCATTATTGATCGGAAATTCGGATGCTGTTTTTCTGTTGCAACGAGCGGACTGAACAAATCCATGATTATTTCCTTCGGTTGTAAGCGGGCGTTAAATTGGTAAGGGGATCATGTTCCGTTACAACTGGTCGGCGAAGCACGATCACTATATCCGTAGTCAGTTCAGAGTCGGCGCCTTTTCAATCACTACCTATATCGAGGGAATGCGTCGCTTTGTCAGTTTCAACGCGGTGTCACAATATTTGGATAGTCAGCATTTGAGGATTTGTAAGTGCCGTCGCGACTTGGCTTGAAGGGAGGGGCGTCGGTCGTTCACTAGCTAGACATTTTGCTTTTGTTGTGTGATCGCATTCAACGTCACAAAAATGAGATGGGCATACGTCATTAAAAGACCAGTCAATGTGTCAAAAGGGCTGTGTTCAATGACCAACGGCAGTAGGGATTTTTGTCTAGTTTCGAGTAAGGCAATCGTATTTTTGTATTCGCCTGCCCCAAAGGAGCCATCGATAATTGCTGTGTGTTCAGCGCTAGGTTTTCCGTTCCTGAACAACCCGGCTTTCTCCAATACTTGTTTCGAAAATTTGACTCTGTCACTGGCTACTCCGCCTTTATGAACGATAAGATGCCTCAAATGTTCTATGAGAGTAAGTGCAAAGTCGAGATTGGCGTTGCATGCGTTATTAAATGCTAGTTCGCCGATCTCTGGAAATTTTCTTTTGAATTGAGCAAGAATACTATGTGGAACTTCTTTCTTATTTCGTGCGCGCTCCAAATGCCATGCCCAATCTTTGGAGCCCAGATCCGCTAGCGAAATGTTTCCATAGTCAGCTAGCGGCCAGAAATTTGGATCATCCAGGGCAACGCTTGCGTATGCCATCTCGACGAAGTCTGAGAACTCCTCATATGCCTCGGCCAATAGCCATTGATATTGTTTGTTTTGGTGAAGCGCGACAGCTAATTCCATTTCTTTGATGGACCTGCTTGTCTGTCCAAAAAGTACAAGAGTTCCTGTTTTGGCGTCACGCAAGACCATGTTGTCCATATTCACGGCCAATCCTGTGAGGTCTGGGTTTTCTTCAAGCTCTCTTGCGTCTGCATAGAGTTTTTTTCGTTCGCGGGTATGTAAGTCTTTCACAGCCCTTTGATATAACGAAATTTGAGTCATCTTGTCAGAAAATGCATTAAATATTTCGGCAATGTTCACATAGACCCCAGGGCTGATTTTTATTGCGAGCGGTGGTTTAAGGGCGGATAGCTATTATGATGACGCCCAGGCGGCTTTGTTTGGAAAGATGATCACTCGACCTTTTTCCGCAATATCTTCGGGCTTAAGATTAGTGTAACGTTTTAGGTTGCGCCAATCTTTGTGCCCGGTAACAGCTGCCACTTCCGGTATCTCCCATCCGGCTTCAAACAATGCGCTGGCAGCTTCATGGCGCAGATCGTGCATATGAAGGTCAACAATTTTTGATGCGTCACACGCCCATTTAAAATACTTGCTGGCGGTTCCTGCTTCATAGGGGAAAATTCGCTTGTCGCTCCGCGGCTGGCGCATTACAACTTCGAACGCATCAGCGATAAGAGGCACCCATTCGTCATTTCCCTTTTTCATGCGAGGATGTTTTCTATCCCGTACCATTACCATGCGCGATGCTTCGTCCAGATCGTCCCAAGTGATTCTAAAAATCTCACCTCGCCGAAATCCCGACCGTAGCAATACCGTCACGATGTCGATCATTGGTAGTCCGTATTGCGGATTTTCGGCGAACCAGCTCAAGATCGCCGTGAGCTCAGTGCTAGTTGGCCGACGCTCCCTGGTTTTTCCAGCTTCGACCAGGTGTAGATGCTTCAGCATAGGGCGGGCCTTTGTAACTGCGTCCGGAATATTGACGTCCAGCATACCGGCCATGTGACGAAGGATTGTACCGAGCTTCGATAGCTCCATCTCCACGGTGTAGCCGCCCACGCCGTCTTCCGTGCGCCGGGCCTGGGCATAACCCACAATGTCTTGTGTTGTCAGTTCGGCAGCGATCTTGTCGCCCAACTTAAGCGTCAAGCGCTTCATCATGTAATGTTCGTTCGACGTTGGGCTGACAGGGCGTGCTGATTTTTGTCGGACGAGTTGATAATCAGCAATGAGCGTTGCGAGGTCCGTTTTCAGCGCGCTGGCATTCCCGGACTCGACGTCAATTTCGGTGGCACGTGCCCATCTTTCAGCTTCTGACTTTGTCCGGAAGGTTTTTGTTATACTCCTGCCTTTAGTGCGAACTTGAGCGCGCCAGCGTTTGCCGATTGCTAGTATGGATGCCAT